GCCTTAAATGCACCCAACCACCGTGTCACAGCTCTAGTCCTCGCGAGCTCTGACGCGGTCTCATCACTCACTATGATACTAAGACCGTTACACACATCGGGTTTGTTATCTCTGTCTGGGAACTCCAAATTAAAAGCCTGTATGGATATAGCTGGGATGTCGGGGGCTTCGTCGAGGAGACGGTCATATTCTTCCCGACACTTTTTGACAAACTCAATCACACATGTACGATCACCTTCATCCAATGACAACTCCATATCTATGTTTCTATAGAACTTTGAGTACTGTACACACATAACCGAGTGCGCCTCGGATAGCGAGAGACTCTGACTAAACTTTGAGATACTTGTAAGAATACCACCAATCACATTAAGGAATGCAAAAAAGTACTGTACAATCATAATTTTAGCCCTCGTTGAAGGCTCCAGGTCTTCATTTCCACTTGGATTAAGAACTGCAAAACCACCCACACCTGTGATACTCGCTATAACTATACTCGGATATGACAGGTAGTCATTTTGCTTTTTGTAGTGAAGACGGGCGTGGTTGTGAAGCCAGCGGTAACCCGCAGCTCTCTCCGCCCATGATCTAAGAAGCTTCTCCTGCTTTTCACACCATGGATGGTGTGAGTGTTCCTCTTCACTCATTAATTTACGCACTTATTTTTAATTGCGGTGGCCTCTTCTCTCGCGAGGCGATCTACCAATTCATTCTGGGGATGTCCATTATGTGCTTTGACCCAACGCCATTCAACCTGTTTCATTCTCTGTGAGAGGGTGTCAATTTTAACCCAAAGGTCTTTGTTCTTCACGGGCGCGCCAGTGGATGTGCGCCAACCATTCCTCTTCCAATTCTTAATCCATGAAGTTATTCCATTCTTGACATAGTTACTATCCGTAAATAGCCTTATCTCAAGAATGTCGCGCGCGAGGCACTGCTCGAGTGCTTGGACGACAGCAGTCATTTCCATTACGTTATTGGTTGTCCCAGCTTGTCCACCCGATACCCTGATACCAGCGCCAGCTACTGCCCATCCACCTGGACCTGGGTTACCGAGACAACTTCCATCTGTGTAAATGTCCATCGTTCTTGTTTAGTTATGGGGTGATTTGTTTAATTTGCTTATTACTCTTCGCAAGGTTTTCATGGGCTGGGAGAAGTTGAAGATTTGTATAGTGAAAACACTTTCGCTGCTGTTCTTCGTCACTGAAATCAAATGAAGAACATGGTACGATGTGATCTATGTGTGCGTTTGAGTAGTCTTTACCAGGAACTTTAGTAGTCTCAAGATACTTTTTGAGAAAATCACCATCACACCCAAGAAGTGCTTTTGTTTTGTCCGTCTTGGTTTCATGGCCATTAAACGCATGCCACATTCTCTTACGACACAACTCCAAATAGTAAGCGGCACTCTTTTCCTCTTTGGCCTTCTTGCGTCTCTCGGGGCGACATTTGGCGTTTGATTTTGAGCATTCGTTTAATCTTTTTGTGTGATACTCCTCGTCGTTATTGTATCGTTCTCGTCTTTTTTCATTTATTTCGTTTGCGTTTTCATTCCAATGAGTTCTCACACGCTCTTTTATTTGTTCTTTGTTTGCTTTGTAGTACTGTTTTGATTTTTCAGATAACTTTTCTTTGTTTTTTGTTTGATATGCTTTCGTATATTCTTTGCGACACACTTTACATTGATTCAAATGACCATCTTTCATTAGTTTGTGTTTTCCAAAGTGATCGAGTGACTTCTTTTCGTGACAGAGTGTACACAGTTTCTCCATCTATGAGATACGCTGAAATTATTTTCAGTTCATGAACGCGAGACAAGCATTAAGGTACTTGAAATATCTTAATGTTTGTGTTAATGATTTTTATACTAATATGTAGCCATAACTTTCTTAGTTGGAGAAAGCACGGTTAATCCCAAAGGTTTCCCAGAGGGCCAGATCGTACCTTAAGCATCATCGGGATGACTAATCCTTCACTTGACACCGACACCTTAGCGATCGTTGAAACGGAACCATATTCTTGTCGTAGCGAACTTAGGTTCTCGCCTGCGGATTATCCAATCTCTAACCTTTTTACCATCGGGTTCGGTAATTAACCGAGATCCCCTCAAAAGTTTCCAAATGAGGGTGGTAGTTAGAGCTCTAAGGAACTTCCCGCAACCAGGTTGTCTCGCCTGCACAAACAGACTAGCAGGACAAACGCTTTTAACGCCTGCTTTTTGGCCCTGATCATTCCAACTTAATTAGAATAGCTAAGGCCACCCATACCGCTCTGGATGCGGAGAACGTTGTAGTTGACCGCGAACATGTGCATGGTGGTGGAGGCCGCCGCCGCTGGGATGGTGACCGCGACTTGGGCGTTATCTATTCTTGAGAAGTTGCAAGTACCAGTTGGTTGGTGCTCCTCGGGCTTGAGGGCGAAAGAGTACGAGTACACACCTGGGTATGGGCAGCCAGAGTGGTGGTTGTACGCTTGGACTTGGTTGAAGTACTTACCCTTTTGAGCCTTGAATCGGTCCTGACCGTTCAAGACCAATTTGAAGTCGGTCAATGGACCAACTTGCTCTTCGGTGAACTTGGAGTCGGAGTGGTTTGGACCCGCGCGGACGAGTGGGACACCAGACGCGAAAGTAGTTGGCACGAAGCAGTTAGCCGAGGTGGCAGCGAAGGCGTCGGAGTCAAGAACAATCTCGTTCTTGGCTGGCTCAGTGGTGAAGTTCCACAAGGAGGTGGAAGAGTTCGCAGTCGCTGGGTCGTTGAAGCACCAGACCAATTCCTTAATTGGGTGGTTGTAAGAAAGACGCTTGTTGGAAGTGGAGCCCGCAGTCACGGTGTCGGAGCCAGTGTGTTGGACTTGCTCGATGAGGTACTCGTGACCCTTTTGCGCAAATCTGCGTCGCTCCTCGGTGTCGAGGTACACGTAGTTCGCCCAGACCTTGAAAACATTCTTGTTAAGGTAGGTCTCCATGTTGGACGCCAAATCGAAGTCGATGCGCACTTCGTGGTATTGGAGCGCAATCAATGGCAAATACAAACCAGGGTTGCGGTTGAAGAAGAAGATCAATGGCAAGTACACAGTCTTACCGTCAAGACCAGTGGTCATCTTACCCCAGTTAGCCTTCTTGGCTTCATCCAAGTAAAGCTCGGAGTACAAACGCCACCAGCGTTGGTAGTGCTTGTCGATGCGCTGACCACCGATGGACAATTCAGCGGACGCGATCGCACGCTCGGCAACCCAGCAAGAGTCGGCACCGAGGCTGAAAGTGTTGGAAGAAGTCGCATCGGACTCAAGCTCGAGGTACATGTCACCGACCAAATCACCGTTGCGAGCAATGGTCACGGACACACGGCCTGAGTTGGCGGCGGTACCGTTGACAGTTTGTTCGATGTTTTCCATCGCGAAGTTAGTGTGACGCTTGTAGACAGCCTGGAAGAAGGTAACCTTTGGGTTACCAGTCAAGTAGACGTCTTGAGCGCCGTAAGCTACGAGTTGCATGAGGCCACCAGCCATTGTGAGAGTTTTTGTACTATATACCAAGATTTTTTTTCTGGGTGAAATCGCACCTGGTGCGAAAATTTTGATTTCAATTTTTCTCAGTGTAGATTAAAATGTCGTCTCACCCTGAAGATGAAGAGCCAGTTGAGGAAGTTGAGGAGGGGGAGATCGTCTCCGAGGAGGAAGATGAAGATATTGAATTTGATGACGACGAAGAATTCTTTCAAGAAGATGAAGATGAAGGTATGGACGCCATGGGTCTTATGAGCTCCCTCTTGGCCACTCCAGACGGTGACACTGTGTGCTCCGCCCTGGTAAACCTCTGTTACCAATTGGAAACCCAAAATAAGATACTCATAAAGATGCTTGCCAAAATGCAACCCCCAAAATCAGCTTAGAAACAAAAATCGTTATTCAGTAAATACATAGAAATGGAACACACCCATTTCATTGATAAGGAACCTAATAAGTATGAGGCTCTGACGGAGCTTCAGAAACAGCACATCCAATCAATGAAAGAAGATCAGGTACTCGAGACCATTGACAAGTTTGAACACGCGTGGTCGCTCAAGTCAAACGACTTTAGAAATGCTCGTGAACTGGGGTATCGCCAATTTGTTCATCCCGACAACTTTGATGACTATGGTAATCCAAATGTAAATGACATCGATCTCCTGGCAATCAAAGGCATTCGCGACAAACAGATGACATATCTCACAAATCTTAAAAACCATGTGAGAGATCTTAAGATTCACAAACAGGAACCAAACGATGACGGAATCACCGTGATGAAACGAATCAATAACATCAAGCGACAGGTGGACGATGGATATCACAATATTAGGCGTCACTATATGTCATTTGAGCGAGTAGACAATCCAACGGTCCAACCACAATTCAGCGTCCTGGGTGATCCAACAACCCTTGACGCCGAAGAAGTCGAGAACTCCACACCATTTCAAAAATGTCTCCTGTACTCCCTGGATCAAACATACAAAGCGGGCTACCGCAGATACAAAGGGCAGTGCTGCGAAGAGATTAAGACGATTGAAGGTCACAGAACACGAGCTTGGCAAGCAAAGTTCACCATCGAACAGTTTGTCTACTCACTCGCACAGAAAGATGACAACTTCGAGGTCTGGAAGAACTTTACGAGTCGTGGTACAGTTTTCAGAGATGTGATTGACAATATGTCAAAGTGTATAGATGCTCAGTTTCCAGAGATTACAAAGAGACGCCATGTGTGGTCATTTAGGAATGGTGTCTTTGTGGGTAAGGAATGGATTCCAGATCGCGGTGTCTATGATTGCTGCTTTTATTCCTATGACAGTCAAGAGTTCCGATGCCTTGATCCAACTATTATTGCCTGCAAATACTTTGACCAACAGTTTGACGACTTTTCCCACATTGAGAGATGGCAAGACATTCCAACACCATGGTTTGACTCAATCTTAAAGTATCAAAACTTTGAAGACGATGTATGTGACTGGGCCTATGTCATGGGTGGTCGCCTCTGCTACGATGTGGGTGAATTGGATGGATGGCAAGTGATTCCATTTTTCAAAGGTATTGCTCGTTCAGGGAAGTCTACTCTCATTACGAAAGTTTTCAAAAAGTTTTATGAAAACGAAGACATTGGGACTCTCTCAAACAATATTGAAAGAAAGTTTGGTCTCTCCGCAATCAAGGATTCCTTCATGTTTATTGCTCCGGAGGTCAAAGGTGACTTGGCCCTTGAACAAGCAGAGTTTCAATCTATGGTTTCAGGTGAGGATGTATCCGTTGCCGTGAAGAATAAAACAGCGGTTTCCATTGAATGGAATGTACCAGGTGTCCTTGGTGGTAATGAAGTCCCCAACTGGAAAGATAACTCTGGTTCCGTACTTCGCCGTATTTTGCCATGGAACTTTGCCAAGCAAGTGCGGGATGCAGATCCTCAACTTGATGAAAAGTTGAACCGAGAATTACCTATTATTTTACTCAAATGTGTCAAGGCGTACCTCGACTATTCAAACAAATACAAAAACAAAGATATTTGGAATGTCGTACCTGAGTATTTCAAGAAGATTCAGAAGCAGGTTGCGATGGTTGCGAGTACTCTCCACAACTTCCTGGAAAGTACCAATATTATCTATGGCAAAGAACTCTTTGTGCCTCAGAAGCTCTTTGTACAAGTATTCAACCAACACTGTCAAGCAAATAATTTGGGCAAGCACAAGTTCAATCAGGACTTCTATGCGGGTCCTTTCAGTTCGAGAGACATTGAGGTCAGGGATGAAGTTGTGAACTACAAGGGACGCACATATCCCAAGCAGCCCGTGATCTATGGTGTCGATGTGGTTGAAGAGAGCTTGGGATTCAGTGAAGACTACTAGAAAAAAATACTACACAATAGTAATAATGAGCCAACAGCTCAAAGAATTTGTGAAGCGGTCGGGTGTAGAGGTCAGCCCGTCTTCAGCTTCCACAACTGCGTCAAATAATAATTTGATACGCGAAATTGAGGCAGATCTTGGAATCCAAAAACCACAAACATTTCCACCAAAATTAGAAAAAAATATCATGAGCAATGAAAACTATGGTGAATTTGCCGAGTTTTTGAATATGTCAAATAGCAATAGCAATAACAATGTAAATGAGGTTATCGCAATGGCTGAACAAAGTCCCCCCAAAAATGTGAAATTTGTCGTGAGCAAATTGAATCCTGGAATGTTTAACGCGACTGTGAATAAGGAATTTAGTGCCGAAGCACGAATTGATCTCAAGAGGATTCTTTTGAAGAAACCACTTCCAAGAACACCTATTGGCGAAGGTCTTTATATAGATACACAAGAAATCAATGGTATTTATGGGAGATTCATGACTGGATTTACACATAGTAAAGAATATGGGAAGCAGGGAGACCTCAATAAGAACTTTTTTACCGTTCAACTCAAAATTGTCGTCTCCAATGGTTCAGAGAAAAAGGGTGCCACCGTCAATTTTTACAGAAATGGTAAGATACGATTTTCGGGCGGCTTCATTGGCGACAATATTGCGAGACAACCAGAGTTGATTCGTCGATTCATTGTTGATTCATATTCTGATAAGCAACCTTTCTTGTACAATCCATTTGAGTACAACAATCTCAGCGGTCAATTTAGAGTGAATGGTCATTTCAAAAATATGCAAAGAATTGCGTCCAACTACAGAGCCTATGGATTTACAAATGTTTCCTATGAATCCGAATTGTCACCATTTATGTATGTGACATACCAAGGTCACAAGTATATTTTGGCTTCAAGTGGTAACATTCAGATTTCTGGAGCACAATCACCTTCCAATATGCTTGAAGCTTACAATGTTGGTATGGAACTCGCAAGAATGTTGAATGAAAATGGTGAAATTGCCTTGAAAGCCACAGTTCCAAAGAGACTGACTAAAAGGGCACCTGTAAAGCGCAAGACTACCAAAAAAATGAGCACTCTCAAAGTTGATCCAAAACAATGTATGCGTATGTCCAAGACAGAACTTGTGGATCTCGCAAAGAAGTTGGGTGTTGTTGGTATCACCAAGTCTACAAAGAAAGAAGAGATCTGTAATAAGATTAAGAAGATTTCGGGTGTAAAAAGTGCTACTTTCCGTAACACCAACAAGAATAAGAATGTTGCGCTCACTGGTTCAGGTAACAACTTCAAGGTTGGTCGTGGAAAGTGTACGAGTTACAGTAAGACTGAACTTCTGAGAGTTGCTGGCATCCTCAAGATTAAACTTGACGCCAAGGAAACCAAAGCCTCCCTCTGTAAGAAGATTGAAGCTGTAAGAAATGCGAAGGTTGCTCCCAAACCAAAACCAAAACCAAGGACGCCACCACCTTCTCGCAAAGAAGTTGCTCAAAAGAAGAGAAATGTAAAGAAGGAACAGGTGATCAAAAAGAGAGGTCTCAATGAAAACTCAATCCGAAAGGATATTGTAAAACTTTATGGTAAGCGTTGGATGGACCGCTACAAGAATGTGATGCCTTCTCTCAACAATGATGTCAGGGAAATGAAGATGAGACTCAACAGATTGAAGACGGGTAACAAACAAGGTATTCCATTTAAGAAAGATGTAGATCTTGTCAAGAAGAGACTTGTAAATAGATGGAAGAATGAGAGGGGACGCAACCTTGAAAAGAAGGTTATCAAGAATCAACTCAATGTTACTGGTGTACCAAACACCCTCGTCTCGCAGTACCGAAACGCAGCCACAAACTATATCATGAAGAATGGTCCAACTATCAAACAACTCGAAAACTACAAAAAGACATGGATAAACTTAAGGAAAAAGTCACAAAGATAATTAGATATGCAATCAATTCGGGAACAGATCGTGGGAAGACTTGAAGTTGGAAGGAAACGCTACGGTCACGGAGTCATAGTTGATTCCGATACGAGGGAATGGGGAACACCTAAAAACTCTTGGATTGACATGGCCGTCGAAGAGTTTTTAGATGCAATTATTTATGTCATAGCTGACTATATTAGGAAAGGTAGACAGAGTCCAAAACTCATGTGTGAACTTGAACTTGATTACAAAGTTGATGAAAAGTTTGCCGAGTGCGAAGATCCAGTCAAGTACTTACTACAGGCACACGAAGAAGATGACAATGGTCTCATTATGCACATTCTGAAAAACTATGAAAAGATTGAGAGCCCTAAGCA